CCACAAAATCGTTAATCACCAGCAAAAAATGACGCATGGCACGTAAATCAGCGGCAGCATTGGAAATTGCTGCATCGAATGTCCTTGAACTGATTGAGCGGCCGTCCTGCCCGCCTGATCTCGGTGACGAAGAAAGGGAAGTCTGGCTTGGCATCATCAACCGAATGCCGGCCGACTGGTTTCCAACTGAAACGCAACCACTGCTCACCCAATACTGTCGCCATGTCGTCCAGGCGCGCAAGGTAGCCGAATTGATTCAGCGGGCGAGCGGCGATCCAAACCTTGAAATCAGCGACTACGAACGACTGCTGAAGATGCAGGATCGTGAGAGCCGCGGCATTTCATCGCTCGCGACGAGGATGCGAATTTCACAACAAGCTATCCATGACAGGGAACACAAGAAAGGCAATGCGCGGCCGCGCAAGCCGTGGCAGGGCTGACCGCAACATCGCCTGGTGCGAACGACTGATTCGCATTCCGGAGGGGCAGTTCGTCGGGCGTCCGCTCAAGATGGCGGAGTTCATGCGCGAGGATTTCCGCGCCATCTTCGACAATCCGGCGGGCACGCGGCGGGCGATCATCACCCGCGGCCGCAAGAACGCCAAGACCGTCGAGACGGCGATGCTGATGCTGCTGTTCCTGTGCGGGCCGGAAGCCAAGCCGAATTCCCAGCTGTTCTCGGCCGCGCAATCACGGGAACAGGCCTCGGTGCTGTTCGCGCTGGCGGCCAAGATGGTTCGCATGTCGCCGGAACTGGCAGCCGTGGTGACGGTGCGCGACAGTTTGAAACAGTTGTTTTGCGCCGAGCTGGGCACGCTCTACCGGGCGCTGTCGACGGATGCTTCCACTGCATTCGGGCTATCGCCGCGGTTTCTGGCGCATGACGAACTCGGCCAGGTCAGAGGACCACGGTCGGAACTCTACGAGGCGCTGGAGACGGCGACGGCGGCTCAGGCGGATCCGCTGACGGTGATCATCTCCACCCAGGCGCCGAAGGAGAGTGATCTTCTGTCGATGCTGATCGACGACGCCATGACAGCCAGGGATCCGCGCACCGTGCTCAGAATGCAGACCGCCGACGAATCGCTGGACCCGTTCTCGGTGGAAGCCATCCGCGCCGCCAACCCGGCCTTCGATATTTTCATGAACAAGGCCGAAGTCCTGGATATGGCCGAGAACGCCAGGCACATGCCGTCCCGTCAGGCGGAATATGAAAACTTGGTGCTCAACCGGCGCGTCGAGCAGTCGTCGCCGTTCATTTCGCGGGCGGTCTGGCAGGCGTGCGGCGCTCATGTGGCGGAAAGATTCACCGGGCCGGTGTTCGGCGGCCTTGACCTGTCGAGCGTTTCCGACCTGACGGCCAAGGTCTACGTATCGCCGGTCGACGGCGTGTTTCACGTGAAGCCAACCTTCTGGCTGCCCGGCGACGGCCTGGTCGAGAAGTCGCGGGTCGATCGCGTTCCCTACGATCTGTGGCACAGCCAAGGCCATCTCAGGACGACGCCGGGCAAGACGGTGGACTATGAATTCGTGGCGGCGACACTGTGGGCGGACTGCCAGGCGATGGACATCCGCAAAATCGCCTTCGACCGCTGGAACTGGCGGCATCTCAAACCATGGCTGCTGAAGGCCGGCTTTGCCGAAAACCAGCTTGAGGGGGACCAGGCGATTTTCGAGCAGTATGGCCAGGGCTTCCAGTCGATGTCGCCGGCGTTGCGCGATCTGGAAGCTGACCTCCTCGACGGCCAGATCGCGCACGGCAACCATCCGGTGCTGGCGATGTGCGCCGCCAACGCCATCGTCACCACCGACCCGGCCGGCAACCGCAAGCTCGACAAGGCAAGGGCGACCGGCCGCATCGACGGGCTGGTGGCGCTGGCCATGGCACGGGCGGTCGCCGGTACGTTCGAGGTAAAGCCGCAGCCGACCTATCAGGTGGTCTTTTCAGGAGGTGGTCATGGATCGCGCCTATAGCGTGCTTGAAGTCAAATCGATCGAGGACGACAAGCGGGAGATCCGCGGCATTGCGACGACGCCGACGCCGGACCGCATGGGCGACATCGTCGAGCCGCTGGGCATCACCGCCGCCGCCGACCTGCCGCTGTTGCACCAGCACGATGCCAAACGGCCGGTCGGCCGGGTGAAATTCTCCAAGGCGACCAAGGACGGCATCGAGTTCCACGCCAAGCTGGCCAGGGTCGACGAGCCTCGGCAGCTGAAGGACCGCATCGACCTTGCGTGGGGCGAGGTGAAAGCCGGCCTGGTGCGCGGCGTGTCGATCGGCTTCAAGGCGCTGGAGACCGCGCCGCTCGATGCCAAAGATCCGTGGGGTCCGCAGCGCTTCGTCAAAAGCGAGGTGCTGGAATTGTCCCTGGTGACGGTGCCGGCCAACGCCGACGCCACGATTACCCAAATCCGATCCATCGACGAGGCGCAGCGGGCCGCGACCGGCCGTGAGTTGCGCAGCGTCACCACCCGGCCCGGCGTTGCGGGCGCAACTTCGAAAGCAACGACGATGACGAAGACGCTGGCAGACCAGATCGCCTCCTTCGAGGCGACACGGGCGGCAAAGGCCGCCCGACAGAACGAAATCATGAACAAAACCATGGAGGAAGGCCGCACCACCGACGAGGCCGAGCAGGAAGAATTCGACACCCTGCAAGCTGAAATCGGCGCCATCGATGCTGACCTTGCCCGCTTCAAGAACCTCGAGGCGACCAACCGGACGCAGGCGAAAGCGGTGGAGCAGACGCCACCCGCCAGCCGCGCCCCGGTGGTCGACGCCCGGCCCTATGCGGCGCCGGTGCAGCTGAAGCAGGAGCTGCCCAAGGGCACCGCCTTCACCCGCTATGTGATGGCGTTTGCCAAGGCGCAGGGCAATCTGATGCAGGCGGCCGAGCTTTCGAAACAGTGGCGGGACTCAACACCGGAAGTCGAGACGGTGCTGAGGGCGGCGGTGACCGCCGGCACCACCACCGACGCCGACTGGGCGGCGCCTCTGGTGGCTTACCGGCAGATGGCCGACGAGCTGATCGAACTGCTGCAGCCAGCGACCATCATCGGCCGCATTCCCGGCCTGCACCGGGTGCCGTTCAACGTGCGCATTCCCAGGGTGACCCAGGATGCGCTGGTGAACTGGGTCGGTGAGGGTCTGGCCAAGCCGGTCGGCGAGATGAAGTTCGATGCCATCACGCTGGGCGTCAACAAGGTGGCCGGCATCGTGGTGCTGACCGAGGAACTGGTCCGGCTGTCGACGCCGTCGGCGGAAGCCACGGTGCGCCGCAACCTGGTCCAGGTGATCACCAAATTCCTCGACCAGCAGTTCATCGACCCGGCGATTGCCGCCTCGGCCGGCGTCAAGCCCGGCTCGATCCTCAACGGCATTTCGGCGATTCCGTCGTCCGGAACCAGCCTTGAGGACGCGGTGGCCGACATGCAGGCGCTGCTCGGCGCCTTCACCACCACCGGGCTGAACTTCGGCTCAGCGGCGTTCATCACCACGCAGACCATTGCCATGCAACTGGCCTCGCTCAGGAATCCGCTCGGCCAGCCGGAATTCCCGTCAATGTCGCCGACCGCTTCCACCGGCGGCTCGCTGATGGGCATTCCGGTGATTGCCTCGCAGTCGGTGCCGACCGGCATTCTGGCGCTGGTCGATGCCAACTACATCCTGCTCGCAGATGACGGCATGGTGACCATCGATCTCAGCCGCGATGCAACGCTGACGCTGGATTCGGCGCCGACCAACCCAGCGACGGCAACCTTCTCGCTGTGGCAGAACAACTGCGTCGGCATCCGTGCCGAGCGGTGGATCACCTGGCGGCGTGCGCTCGATGGCGCCGTCGCCTACATTTCCGGCGCCGACTATACGGGTGCCGTCGCGTAAGTCTCCCTCGCCTGGCGGCGCGGCGGTTCCCCTCTCCTTCCACCGCTGCGCCGTCCCTTTCGGAAAGGATTTTTTGATCATGGTTTCGCTGATCGCGAAGGCCGCCATGCGGATCGGCGGCAAGGTGGTGAAGGCGGGTGACGGCTTTGAGATCGACGAACGTTATGCGCGGACGCTGATTGCCACCCGCAAGGCGGCGCGGGCGTCCGACAAGCCGGTCAAGGGCAAGGCCGAAACGAAGGCGGAAGCCAAGGCCGACGCCAAGGTCGAGGTCAAGGCTGAAAGCAAAGAGAACAAAAAATACAAGACGCGGCATCTGAAGGCCGACGACGAATGAACATTTTCGGGCTGTCGATCACCCGCGCGGTGCGGCCTGCGCTGCAGCCGGCATCAACCTGGGGCGGCGTCGGCTCCGGCCGCGGCTGGTGGCCGCTGATGGTGCGCGATCACTATCCCGGCGCATGGCAGGCGAACGACGAAATCCGCGTCGGTGATGTTTTGTCCTACTGGGCGGTGTTTTCCTGCGTGACGCTGATTGCCTCCGACATCGGCAAGTTGCGGGTGAAACTGGTCAGCCAGGACGGCAACGGCATCTGGTCGGAGACAGAAAGCCCGGCTTTCTCTCCGGTGCTGCGCAAGCCGAACCATTACCAGACGCGGATCAAATTCTTTGAGCAATGGGTGACCTCGAAACTGGTGTGGGGCAACGCCTATGTGCTGAAGGAACGCGACCAGCGCGGCGTGGTGGTGGCGCTCTATGTGCTCGATCCCTGCAAGGTGACGCCGCTGATCGCGCCCAACGGTGATGTTTACTACGATCTGCGCCGCCATGACCTGGCCGGGCTGGAGCGGGACGAAAACATCACCGTGCCGGCGCGCGAGATCATCCACGACCTGATGGTGCCGCTCTACCATCCGCTGGTCGGCGTGTCGCCCATTTATGCTTGCGGTCTCGCCGCCCTTCAGGGATTAAGAATCCAGGACAATTCGGTCAATTTCTTCACCAACAATTCGCAGCCGAGCGGTCTTCTGCTGGCACCCGGCGCAATTTCGGACGGGACAGCGGATTTCGTGAAGAACAGATGGGAGGAAAATTTCAGCGGCGCCAACTATGGGCGGGTCGCCGTGCTGGCCGACAATCTGAAATACGAGCCGATGACGATTAATGCCGTCGATGCGCAACTGACCGAGCAGCTCAAGATGACAGCCGAAACGATTTGCGCCACCTTTCACGTGCCGTCCTATATGATCGGCGCTGCTGCGGCACCCAGTTACAACAACATTGAGGCGCTATCGCAACAGTACTATTCGCAGTGCCTGCAGTCGCTGATCGAGAACCTGGAACTCTGCCTCGACGAAGGGCTGGCGCTGCCGGTGCCATACGGCACCGAATTCGATCTTGAAGGGCTGCTGCGGATGGACACCGCTGCCAAGGTGAAGGCGGCGGCCGACGCCATCGGGGCCGGTTTCCTGGCGCCCAACGAGGCGAGGAAATCGTTCGACCTGACGCCGGTGAAGGGCGGCCAGACGCCGTACCTGCAGCAGCAGAATTTTTCGCTCGCCGCATTGGACAAGCGGGATCGGGACGATCCGTTCGCCAAGCCGGAACCGGCACCGGCCGCGCCGCCGACGGACGAAAAGACTGAGCCGGGACCGGTGCCGCCGCCCAACAAGGCGATGATCATTGCGGAGCAAATGGCTGCGCTAGCTGAAATGAAGAAAGGTTTTGCCAATGCTTGATGGCAAGGCGTTCGGGGCAGAAGTCGTCGAGACGGTCAAGACCTATGTTTCACGGGTGATGCAACCAGTGGAAATTCGGCTGGGCATTCTGGAAGGGCGCGAGATCCCGAAAGGCGAAAAGGGCGATTCCGGTCAAGACGGCAAGGACGGTCGAGATGGCCGGGATGCCGAGACCGAGGCACCCGACGAGGTGGCTGATCAATTGAACGGCGCGCTGAAGCTGCTGGCGGCGCAGCCGGACATGGCCAGGCATGCCGGCGGCAGCGTGCTTCAGATGCCGTCGATCGAACTGCCGGCGCCGGTGGTGCATGTGCAGATGCCGGAACCGCCGCCGAAAAAGCGGCTGAAGACGATCGTCAAGGCGCACGACGCCAATGGTCGCATTACCGAACTGGAACAGGTCGAGGTCGATGACTGATTTTGCCGAAATGGCGGTCGGCCAGGTGACGGTGGCGACCACCGACAACGGAGGCCATTCTCTGGAATATTTCGCTGGCCGCATCGTCGAGCGGCTGATCCTGGTGGCCGAATCGGCGCCGCAGCCGATTCGCGATCAGGCCTTTGCCTATCGCGAACAGATGCTGGTGATCGTGCTCGACGGACTGAAACGGGCGCAGGCCTCCGACCGCGCCTATTTGATCAATGGAAAGGGATGACCGATGGCGATAACGCAAGCGGTGGCAAACACATTCAAGCCGGAACTGATGCAGGCGCTGCACAATTTCACGCTGACCACCGGCAACGTCTTCAAAATCGCCATGTACACGAGCAGCGCAACGCTCGGTGCCGGAACGACGGTCTACAGTTCTTCGAACGAGGTCACCGGCACCGCTTACGTGGCCGGCGGCAATACGCTCACCAATGTGACGCCGACGCTTGCCACCAATACCGGCATCACCGATTTCGCCGACACCACCTGGTCAACCTCGACCATCACCAACGCGCGCGGCGCGCTGATCTACAATTCGACCAACGGTAACCGGGCGGTGGTGGTGCTGGACTTCGGCGCCGACAAGTCAAGCTCGGCGGGAGATTTTACCATCCAAATGCCGGCACCCACCGACACCACGGCGATCATCCGGATTGCATGAATGGCAAATGTCTATGTCTATTCAGGCGCGGCAGGGGGTGGCACTGGCGCAGACTGGGCGAATGCTTACACGACCCTGTCAGCGGCATGCACTGCCAAAGTGGCAGGCGATACATTCTGGGTCGCGCATGATCATGCCGAGACGGCGGCGTCTAACGTGACCATCACATCACCCGGTACCGAGGCGACTCCGTGCCGCATTTACTGCGTCAATCGCGCCGGTAGCGTCCCGCCTGTATCGGCAGATTTGAGGACGACAGCCACGGTGACGGTGACAGGAGCCAGTACGCTTTCGCTTGCCGGCTCAATCGCTGAATGCAATGGCATCACCTTTCTGGCAGGTAGTTCAACGAATTCAAACACTCTGACTGTCAGCAGTTCAGGATCTCGGACGTGGCAACTTGTGAATTGCGCGTTACGGTTGGGCGGAACAGGCGCCTCTGGACGCATTACTATCAGCACTGGGGCCTCTGCAGTTTTTCTGGAAAACACAACTGTTCAGTTTGCCAATGTCAGTCAGCGGCTTCTCTGCCAGGGCCGCATGATTTGGCGCAATACGGCATCCGCTGTCACCGGAGCTACAATCCCGACAGAATTGATGTCGTTCACCGGTTCGTTCACCGGTTCGTTTTACGGCGAAGGTATCGACCTGAGCGCTCTGGGTTCCGGCAAGTCGCTAGTCAGAGTTAGTGAGCTGGTTCCCAATCAAGCCATCTTCAAGGATTGCAAGCTCGGCGCATCAGTAACGGTCGCCGCCAATAATACGGTCGGCCCAGGCGGTGTCGAGGTGGCGCTGATACGCTGCGCCAGTGGCGACACCAACTATCGTACCGAAAAATACACTTACGCTGGCACGCAAACCACTGAAACGACCATCGTGAGGAGCGGCGGAGCATCGGATGGTACGACACCAATCAGCACCAAGATCGTCACGACGGCGAATGCCGAATGGGAATTTCCGTTCGAATGCCTGCCGATCACAATCTGGAACGAGACGGTCGGCTCTGCTGTCACGGCGACGATCGAAGGTATTTGGGGCACGGCTTCGGTGCCACTGAACAGCGACATCTGGATCGATGTCGAATATCTCGGCACCTCGGGGTTTCCTCTTGCATTGAAGGCGACCAGCGGCAAGGCGAGTGGACTTGCGGCAGGAACCAATATCCCGGCCGGCTCTGGCACTTG